CAAACCTATTGTTAAACTCACGGGCATCCACCATGACCATAGCCGAAGGTTTGACTCCGTGGTCAACACAAAACTTGTACGCATTATTGATGGCGATCAGTTTGACTCCATCCTCGTGCAGTCTACGAATTTCCTCAATACTGTCAGCCAGCGATGGTCCACCGCCCACAATCATTACTTCTACATCGTTGGTAGCGTGAGGTTGAACCTGCTGAAAACCTAGTTTGACGTTATGCGCTACGTTTTCTTTGATCTTTTCTTCGGCGGTATTAAGTACACCACGATCTACAAACGTATCGCCGGACATCCATGCCGTAACGTAAAAGTAGGCGTAGCGAGCATCTTTATCAGACCAGTGAATAATGCAATTGCGGTCATTAAACTTCTTAAGCCACCACTCATATGAATGGACGCTTAGATGTAGCCGATGCCCAAGCAGCTTACCCATCTCATCTTCTTGGGTGTCAATCTGGAAAAACACATGCTGACAAGCATCTAAGCAGTTATCTAATACACGGTCTACGTGATGGGGGCGAATATGCTCCATAACGTCGGTACAAAATCCATATGCGGCTTTTACAGGCAACGGCTGTGAAAGATCATGCTCCAAGAAACGCATGACATGCTTCTGTGTTTCCAACATGGGGACAATATCGGCATCTAAACAGTTGGGTGCAAAGTCCACCATCGTGACATCTAGCCCACCAAAGAACGCAAGATTCAAACTACCACGGCCCGTACCACAGCCAAGATCAATAACAGACGACCCACGACGAGGCTTGGCCTGCGCTAAAAAGTCAAACACAGCTTTTTCACCGGGGGCAAATGTCCTGTATTCGGGACGCTCCCACATCATTTTGTAAAGATCTTTTTCCAATGGTCGGCTATTAGATACCGATACCACTGGGGCTTTACCGATAATTCCGGTTAGTGCTGTGCTCATCTTTTTTCCTTAATTTAGTCGTATGAGTGCTGAATCAGCAGTGTTAGGTGGGAACACAACCGTAAAGGTTGCGCCTGATGTTTTGTCTGAACCAAAGTCCAGAACACAGATTGCCGTGCCTCCTTGTTTATAAATCAAAGCCCCGCGAGCCGTAATGGCTGCGTTCCATGTAGTGTCTGCAAAGTTTACGTACGCCTCACCATCAGTACCTAAAGTAACTGTTGGTGTTAGCGTATTACCACCTGCCGTGTACCCCGAGTCAGTTATCTCACCAGTCGTCGTGTACGCTGTAGTAGAAGCGTTCAATGTTGCTGTGTTGTTATACAAAGCAATCTTGATGGTGTCCACCAAGAAGTCCACATCGCCTTTAAACAATGCTTCTTTAAATGAGTTGCAGGTAAAGTTTCCTTGAAAAGCCATTATTTCACCGGATACCTTACCTGAACCGTACGATACATATCCTGACGATCTTTACCATCGCCAAGTTGTTTAGCCATGATAAAGGCTTCGTTGTACCGATCCGTGTAGTTTTTAATCACATCCGCATCAGACTTCATAAACGATGCGGCCTCAAGCAACGAGCCATACAGTAAAAGCGTATCAAGGTTGTTACCTAACCAAGACGTACCTGCTGTTGTAATGGACGTTGGGTAATAGAAGTAGTGCAACTCCATGCTATAAGAAATGTCTGGAGTTGGCCCTAAAATAAAAGTATTGTCGTCAAAAACAGCGTAGTGTGTAGGAGGTCCTTTTACTGAAGGATATGGAAACGCCTCACGAATAAACTCTACGTCTTTGTTAAGCAAAAACTCTTGACTACCATCAGCGTTAATCCTAGCCAATGAGTACGTAGCCAACCAATCAGGAGTAACCGGAGTTGCTAAATATTGAACGTTTGCCGTACAAGTTCCAGTTACGTTTTTACGAAGAGCGGGGAATTGAATTGAGTTAAATATGCGCTGCTCGGCTTGCTGGACAAACCGTGCAATCTGTTCTGCAGACGTAAGACCACCTGCCCCCACAGCTTGGGGGAAGTCGTTTTCAGAATACGCCTTAATCGCGGCAGTTAACTCGGTGTAGTTCATCCCATCTTTCCACTGATCTTACGGCCTTTTGTTGCAGCGCCATAACCACGCATTACGCCTGTACCGTACGGATTAACAGGAGCGTAATTACCTTTGCTAATTCCACCAACCGACAAGTTAATGTCTTTAATTACTTCAGCCCCAGTCTGGTACTTTGAGTAAGTAGATGCATTGGTTTCTTTGGCCTGCATGGTGTGTGGGGTTGCATAAACTTCAGCCTGTCCCACTTCCTTGCCGCCAATCTTTTTAGAGAATTTAGCCATGTTAGATCCCCGTTTTAGGTACTTTACGAACCGGGCTTTTCTGATTAGCAACCTTTGCCAAACCCCGACCCAAAGTTTTCATCTCAAGATTGGTTTTGCCGCCAGCGCGGTAGCCCTTGCCGTGCATCCGCTTCTCATGCGCCTTAACCTCTTTCTTAGCGACAGCCTTCATTGTGTGTGATGTCATTTCCTACTCCTAAGTTGTAGCTACAGTTACAGTTCCAAGCGTTAAGCCCAAAACCAAATTATTAGGGGTTAACCCTGCATCATTTGCTCGGCTACCACCAACGGGTGCCCAGCCCCATTGAAAGATTCTACTTCCACCTGACGGTAAACCAAAGGCATCTTCATCATCGTTTGGAGCCGTCAACGTCTCGGTCTGAATTCCTGTCAGACCAGCTTGCAAGTAAGAGTTGTCCCTTCTTGGGTTCTCTAGGGCCTGCGGGTCGTACACCGGATACATCCCCAACTGCAACTGAGGCTGGTCTGGCTCCCAGCAAGTAGGGCAGACGAGCAGGTTTATATTCTTGGTCTTGATGACCAATTTTTTCAGTTCTTTCAGTTTGTACCGAAACCCGCATCTGTCGCATTCCGCTATCGCCTTTTTGCCAGAAGCAAACTTTGGACCAGCCATCGCTCACCTCAATAAAAATACTGTCTTGGGGCCAGCCGCAGTGAGGCTTTTTCCCGGTCTTCACTTGAGCCTAATGCCCACTGCTCCTCATAAAACGCCTTAAGCATCTCAATTCGGGTCTCTGCCCCCGGTATCTTCAAGGACAGGTAATAAGCCAATCCTGCCGCCATACACGGCAACATACGAAACGGGATGTCCTCAGTATTTACACCGTTGCCAGCGTCTTGAATCCTCCGCAGCCGCCAATAAGCAAACGTGTAAAAGTTAGACTGATCCGGGGCAGGCCAAACACAGATGTTAGGAAGGTTACGCACTGATACCGCTGTGCCACTAGAATGTTGCGCTGCAGTACTATTATCTACCCCTCGAACACAATTTTGAAGGACATTACCTGAGATTTGGTTGTATCCAATGGTCTCGTTATCTACTTTGATGAACCCAACATAGTTAAGCCCAACCACGGAACTAAGAGTAATTGTGGTTGCTGTTGAAGTTATGGCACCGTTTAGGGTAATCGACGTAGTATTTGTATCCCCACTTTGACGGTCAATCCACACTTGAATAGGGCGTCCCTGAGCGTTTTTGTTTGGAATTGTGGAGTAGGTACTGCTAGAAATTCGGTTGATATTGATGTCGGTCTGATCAATACCCGTTTGGGTACGTATCACCATGTCCATCAAATCAATGGTGTCTGTAGGTAACGCATAGCAAATCTGGGCCTGAACCATAGGGATAACACCCTGCTCAATGGTCCATAAGTTAATACCCCGATTAGCCCATTCAATTGTTAATAAGTTAAGAGAACGACGAGCAGTACGCATGTCATAGCCTGAGCGTAACTCTTGCCCACAACGTTCAAAAGCCTCTTCAACAAGGCTGTTTAAATCTAAATTAAAAGCAACGGTGCCGCTAGTTGCCATTATCTGTACCCCGCAGTTTTCTTAGCCACACCTTTGGGTTGAGCCACAAATTGTTTTCCTGCGGCTTTTCCGGCTCGTTTGGCTCTAGTGGTGGCAGCGTATTCTTGCGGGGATAACGCTTTGATGGCGGCGGAAGGGAGATATCTTTCCCCCGTAGCCTTCGGTCCCTGCGTAGATGGTTTGCCACTTTTAGTTCGCCATTTCTGACTAGTCCACGCTTTCAGACTTTGTTGTGGCTTTCTTAAATTCAAGATAACGCTCCCGTTGCCTAATCTTTCTAAAGTCTTCTGCTGTACTAATCAGCCAATCAAATACGTTTCCGTCTACCTGTCGGTTATACACAGGGAACTTAATCCTTGTATCCGCCTCCGGCTTTTTTGTACTTTGCTGCCAATAACTGAGCCTTACGGGCGCTCCATTGCCCCGGAGCACCACCTTTTCCACCAGC